AGGAAAGCCTTCATAGCTGTCAAGTGCTTCTAGGCACTCTTCTGTTATCTGCCACAGCCCCAACTCAACAGACTCTCCATCACATGGCTCAATATCAGCAACCCCTCTGAATACAAGCCTCCAATTATTTAGTTTCATTGTTCCGGCCCTATTGGCATTCGGGCATCTTAATCCCATCTGGGCAAGGTTTAGGTTAGAGCCATAAGCTCCATATAGGTAAGGTAAGTAGTTCATTAGTTAAGCTCCTCTTTTCTCTCTTCAAAATATGTTTTTACGTTATCAGCCACTCCTGCCATCAGCTCATCAACACCAACACTGGCAACTGGTCGCCCATCAAAATCCCAACGCCGTATGCCCATCATGCCCACAAAAAGCTCACTAAAAGCGTCAGTGTCAACATGATCTTGTCCATTTTTCTTCATTTGGTGGTCGGTAGTGCCTGTCCTGTAAAGCGCCGCCATAGCTTCATGGTTAAGAGATTTGGTGCAACCTGTCACGTGAGTGGCTACCCAAGCCTTCTGGCTACGGTTCCAAGTGACCGTGTAATCGTTGGCTTCAAACACATTGCGTATCGCTGCGAACCATCTGTTCTTGGCCGCTACAGGCAGCAAAGTCGCAAGCTCAATGCTTTTTTCAGCAAACTGCATCAAAAAGATTGTCCAGTTGGCTATTTTATTGTAATCAATGGTTCCGCTATGTTGGCGAAATTCCATCGCGCCTCTTGTCGCAACATTGGTTAGGTTCACTTTGTAATATCGGCCTATTTCGCCAGCTTGGCCGTCTTTAGTGGTGTGGCGCTTCATGCAGTCTTTGCGATCTTTTATGCTTCTGCACCATCTGGCTGATTCCCTGCGGCTTCTAGGCATCACCAAATCAATTTGGTCTTCGTAGGCAGCGTATCGCTCAAACACTTTGGCAATCTGCCCTACGGTCATGTCACGGCAATCTAAGTGTACATGAAGGCCGCAGCTACGATTTACTGTAATTCCAGCTATGCTGGCTATGGCATCGCAAACTAGCTTTAACTGCCTAAAGCCATCAGCGCCTTGCAGGATTGGGCTTACGATTTCTCCCATCAGGCCAGTGTGATGGTTTAAGCTAGCGTCACTAACTATTTTCCAGTGTGGGCGTGTCTCATGGTTGTAGCCTTCAATACGGGCATCAACACCCGCAGCTATTAGCGCGATCTCTACATCACGCCTACTAGCGCCTACAAACTCTATCTCAATGCCAAATTTGCGGTCTGTGTAGCTCATCTTATTTTCCCTTTTGGGTTAACTTTTTTGTTTCAACAGTTGTTATTATAACCACGTTAACTGTCTATGCAAGCGCTTTATGAAAAAAAAAGCCTTTTTTGTGAAGTTTTTAGCTTTTTTTTGAGGTATGATTGATAAATGAGACAATTATTAGGTTTTGGAGACATTAATGCAGATAGACAAAAACGAAATAATAATGATGCCTGTAAATGAATTAATCCCCTATGAAAGAAACCCTAGACAGCATCCCGAATCCCAAATTGAGGAATTAAAAAACAGCATCAGGCAATGGGGCTGGACTATGCCCATATTGATTGATGAATCAGGGACGGTTCTAGCGGGTCACGGAAGGCTTTACGCAGCAAAAGAGCTTGAGATATCTGATGTTCCTTGTATCAAAGCTGAGGGTTGGTCTAAAGAGAAGAAGAGTGCTTATGTTGTGGCGGACAATCAACTGGCCTCAAACAGCGTATGGGACACATCACTTCTATTGTCAGAGCTTAAGGAAGTAAACAGCTCTGGAATTGATATGTCTCAGTTTGGATTTGACCCCTCATGGTTTAAAGATTATCAGCCAAACCTAGACCCTGTTTCTTTGGGCTTTACTGTAGATCAGAATGATTTGGATAGGGCGGGGGCGGGTATGTCTGACCAAATAACAGGCATATCATCAGATAAGTCACAGTCTGGAACAGAGGTCATGTGTCCGTACTGCGCGGAATCCTTCACCTACAGCGGAAGCTAATATGGATAAGCTAGATGTTTTGGATGAGCTTAGTAAGATGCGGTGGCATTTTGCTAAGACCATGAAAGATATTCCCCACAGCTATTCTAGGCGCAGGGAGTACGGCGATTACAACAAGTATTGCGAAATAGCCAGATATATCAAGAGTTCGGGAGAGCCCGAAAAGTTTTTTAGTAAAACATATGTGTATCTTCGGGACGCTAACCACAAATACTGGATAATGGATGAGTACCCAGAGGACGCTGAAATAATAAATAGGGCAGAAATTTGAAATATATAATGCGAACCTGCACTGGCAGAGAGTCCTATTGTGAGTACGTGAAGTCTCACATACCCAATTTGATTGTTTTAAATGACAAAAACAAGGACCCGATGGGTAACTTCATGAAAGCCTTGGAGGCCGCGGAAGATGACGCGGCAGTTCACCTTGAAGATGATGTCATATTGACCAAAAACTTTATTCAAAAAGCAGAGCAAGTCATATCAGAGAATCCCGCGAGAGTTGTTCAATTCTTTTCAATGAGAAAAGATGACCTGTCAGTAGGTACTAGAATTGATAAAGGGCGAAATTTCATTGCGGCACTATGTTTTTACCTCCCCCCCAAAATGAGCAAAGGATTGCGAGGCTATTTTCCTCGCTGGGAAAGAATAGATGAGCACCCTACAGGGCTAGACCTTACAATAGCTGACTTTCTCAAAAAGACCCGTCAAGATTATTTGGTTTATTGCCCAAACTTAGCTGATCACAGAGTCGGCAAATCAGCCATTGACAGCAGAAGAAGAAGTGACAGGGTAAGCAAAACATTTATTAATCCGGCGTAAAAGTATGGATGTATCTTGGAATTACAAGCTAGAAGATTGGCAAAACTCAAATCCTGTTGTTTTTTCAACGCAGGTTGACCTGCCTGATGGCTTTATATTCCCGACTGAGCTTATGCTAATGAAGGTTTTTAAAACAGATAGATTTAAGAAAGGCTCTGGCAGATTAAAGGCTTGGGGCAGAAGCAAGGATTCAAAAGGGGCAGTAATACATGAGAACAGCCCTCACTGGATAGCAGTAAGGAATGGAACCCCTTTACATTTAGACCCTCCATATCCTAGGTACAGCCATCATTTAAAAGTAAGAGTAGATGAAGGAATTTTTGTCAGAGGCATTGATAAGGTTGAGCTAAAGCTGGCTATAGGAATATTTTATATTCTTGATACTCATAGCCCGCATCAAGTATTTAATAAAAGCCCTGTTGACGGATGGAACGTAGCTATATCCATTGATAGTAATACCAAGCTAGACCCAAACGAAACCATACGGCGATGCGTGGAGTTTGGGAAAAATAGCGAGTTTTTTTAGTGAAAATATATTTAAAAACAAACGTCTGGGATTCAGCTCTAGAGCGAATAAACGGGCTTTTTGATGAGTTTGATAATGTAGTTATATCAAGCAGCGGGGGAAAGGACAGCACTGTAACGATGCAGTTAGCTCTTAAGGTAGCCGAAGAAAGAGGCAGGCTTCCGCTGAAGATGATGTTCTTAGATCAAGAAGCCGAATACCGCATGACTATTGAGTATATGCGAAAGGCTATGGCTGACCCTAGGGTAGAGCCGATCTGGATACAGGCTCCAATAAAACTATTCAACGCAACATCAATGGAAGACCCTTGGCTTTGGTGTTGGCGCGATGGCGATGAGTGGATGCGCCCCAAGGAAGAGATAAGCATAAAAGAGAACGTGTTTGGCACTATTAGGTTTCATGACATATTTCCTAAGATACTTGAGCATTATTTCCCCAATGAAAGCGCCTGCTATCTAGCGGGGGTACGCGCAGAAGAAAGCCCGCAACGGCTTGCAGGGCTTACCACAGGCCAGACCTACAAAGACATAACGTGGGGCAAGATATTAAACAAAAAGCTCGGACACTACACTTTCTACCCTTTGTATGATTGGTGTCTAAGTGATGTTTGGAAGGCCATACACTCAAATGACTGGGATTATTGCCAAATATATGATGAGCTTTATCGTTACGGGATGGCTCCGCACAAGATGAGAGTATCTAACTTGCACCATGAGACTGCCGTTCATAGCCTTTTCTTCCTGCATGAGCTAGAAGCGGATACTTGGGAGGCTTTAACCAAGCGTCTTGGAGGCATAAATCAGGCCAAACACATGGCAAAAGAAGAGATGTTCGCGGTAAAAGAACTGCCCTATATGTTCAAGGATTGGAAAGAATACCGTAATCATTTAACGGATAGGCTCATTACAATCCCTGAGAACCGTGAAAAGTTCCATAAACAATGGGATAAGATGGATGGCTTTTATGACGAAATGACAAAGCCTCAAGACCTGTACAAGAAGCAAATATCATCCATCCTTTGTAATGACTGGGAGTTCGTCAAGTTAGCGGGCTTCATGAATAGCCCGCCGATGATTACTTATAGGGAATGGCGTAAAGGCAAACTGAAAGCTAGGGCCAGAACAGAGGCAAATTTAATTTACGTCAAAGAGAGTAATAGAAATGATCCGTGAAGCCTTAGACAACCTCATACTTGAGCTAAACAAACTGTCAGATGATGACAAGGTAAACTCCCTGCACGACATAAGGCTTGCTTTACATCAGGCATCCCCTTTAAGTGAGCAGCCCATTGATATGGTACATTGGGTGGATGTAAATGATGTACAGGCTAACGATTACAACCCCAACTCAGTGGCGGGGCAAGAGATGCAGTTACTGTACACATCAATACTACATGATGGTTACACGCAGCCTATAGTTACGATATGGGATGAAGACCTAAAGAAGTATGTAATTATTGACGGATTCCATAGATATTTCGTTTGTAAAAATAACAATGATATAAGTGACAGGAATAGAGGGCGGCTGCCTATAGTAGTCCTTAAGAAAGATATTAATGACCGTATGGCTTCTACAGTTAGGCATAACCGAGCTAGAGGCAAGCACTCAGTAAACGGTATGTCTAGCATGGTATTCAGTATGCTAGATAATGGGTGGTCTGACGTAGAGGTATGCAACCATCTAGGCATGGAAGCGGATGAGCTGTTAAGACTAAAGCACATAACAGGGTTCTCTAAGCTATTTGAGGGCGCAGAATACAGCAAAACATGGACTACAAAACATCAGATAGCGTTAAAGAAGAGGTATCAAGACGAACAGAATGGGGACGGTAATGCCTAAGAAAATCACTGATGAGCTAGAAATGGTTATAAGGGATGAGTTTATTCATGGTTACGTTGATGCTGATGGGCAGCGCAAATACCCAACTGTAGATCATCTTGTGAAGCGGCATAATGTGGCTAGAAACCCGCTTTACGCTAGGGCCAAAGATGGTGACTGGCAGGCTCAAAAGAACAAGTACCAAACTGAATTAAAACAAAAGCTAGACGATGACCGCATGGCTAGAGTCCTTAATGATTCCAAGCGGTTAGATGACACCTGCATTCAGATAGCTATGGGGATGCTTAATGTAGTGGGGCGTAAGATACAAAAACACATGGAAGAAGAACAGGACAACCCAGACTACGAGGGCATAGCAGCTCATGTAATGAGCCACTTATCAGCAACTACAGCAAACGCCCAAAAGATAGGAAAGCTAGCCCTAGGCGAAGCGCAAGAAATATCCAAGGTATCAGCAGATGTCAGCAATCCAGAAGCCTTCAGAACAGTTATGGACCAACTTGACGAGCTTGCGGCAGCAAGGTCACAAAGCGACAGCGGGGCTGTACACTGATTGGCTTACTCAGGCTAGAGCAAAACAGCTAACCCCTCAAGGCGATTGGAATATATGGCTAATCCTAGCAGGAAGAGGATGGGGTAAGACTAGGACTGGGGCCACTGACGCGCTCCTGTACGCCCTTAGAAACCCAGAAAGCCAAGTCGCCATAGTGACACCCACATTCGGAGACTTGCGCCGTGTCGCCTTTGAGGGGCCGTCTGGGATACTTAAAATGCTACCCAAGAACGCTCTGTTAAGCGGAAGGGGGCAGGGGTATAACGCCACTGCATCTGAGATACGGCTATATAATGGCTCCAAGATTATGGGGTTTAGCGCCAGCGAGCCTGACCGCTTACGTGGCCCGCAGTTTCATAGGGCTTGGTGTGATGAGCTTGCGGCGTGGAGATACCCTGAAACCTTTGATCAGTTAATGTTCGGTCTACGGCTTGGACATAAGCCTCAGTGCATAATCACGACAACCCCCAAGCCAACTCCTATCATTAGAACCCTGATGGGGAGGGATGACTGCATTATCACCACAGGCAGCACGTTTGAGAACTCTGACAATCTAGCGGCATCAACGCTGACAATGCTAAAAGCCAAGTACGAAGGCACTACCCTAGGCCGTCAAGAGCTATATGCGGAGGTAATAGATGCGATGGAGGGCGCTTTATGGACTCCAAAGCTAATAGAAGACAAGAGAATAAGGGTCTTGGAAGAGAACAAGATAACTAATGTTCTGGTTGCTTTAGACCCTGCGGTAACCTCTGGAGACAGCGCGGATGAGACAGGAATAGTGGTGGTAGGAAAAGACGCTAATAATGAGTATTATGTGCTTGAAGATAAGTCAGGCAAATACAAGCCAGATCAATGGGGTACAGTAGCTATTGATCTATACTACCAGTGGGATGCTGATAGGATCGTTGCTGAAGTTAACAATGGCGGCGACTTGGTAAAGGGACTAATAAGAACCCTTGACCCTGAGGCTAGGTATAAGTCAGTTCATGCTACTAGGGGTAAAATGGTTCGCGCAGAACCTGTAGCAGCGCTATATGAGCAGGGCAGAGTCCATCATGTAGGCGTTTTCCCAGAGCTTGAAACTCAGATGTGTACTTATACAGGTGATAGACCAAAACCGTCCCCAGATAGACTTGACGCATTGGTGTGGGGTTTGTCCGAGATAAGCAAATCACGCGGTGAAATTGCTTGGAGAGTAAGCTAATGGCTTTACTAGATAATATAAAGAATATGCTGTTCACACCTCCCAGTCCCATGCAGACTAAGACTGCGGGGTCTATGGTAGGTTATTTCAATGTAGATACGGCTCAAGGAAAGATTCTTAGCTATAATGAGCTAGCCTCAGAAGGATATCTGAAGAACGCTATTGTTTACCGATGCGTTAATGAGATATCCAAAGGAGCGTCATCCGTTGGCTTTATGGTTAAAAGCGGGGATGAAATATTAGAAAATCACCCGCTAATAAGTCTTTTATCCAGACCAAACCCCCTTCAAAGCGGCAGCGAGTTCTTTAACTCTTTGTACGGATACCTTTTGTTGAGCGGTAACTCCTATATGTTAGGCATTAACGGCCTATCAGGATTACCAAAAGAGATTCATTTGCTAAGGCCCGATAGAATGGCGGTTAAAGGCCGAGTGGGAGGCGTTTTTCCTAGCAAATACGAGTACAGCATCAACGGAACTGTTCAATCTACTTACGGTGTAGATCAATCCACTGGCTATTCAGAGCTTAAACAAATAAAACTCTGGCATCCGCTGGATGACTTTTATGGCTGCTCACCCTTGACCGCAGCAGCAATGGAAGTAGATCAACACAACTCTGCCACTAGGCACAATATCAACCTTTTAGAGAATGGCGCTCGTCCAAGTGGAGCGGTTGTTTTTAAGCCTCAGGATGACCAAGGCTATAAGATGCAGCTATCTGAAAGCCAGAGGCAGCAGCTATTAACTGATTTAAATCAAAGATTCGCGGGCAGCAAAAACGCGGGCAGGCCAATGCTCCTAGAGGGAGACTTTGATTGGAAAGAGATGGGCTTATCGCCTAGGGATATGGACTTCTTAAACATGAAGCACATGGCCGCTACTGATATAGCTTTGTGTTTCGGCGTACCTAGTCAGTTAGTTGGTGTGCCTGATAACCAAACTTACAGCAATGTAGCCGAAGCTAGGCTTGCTCTATATGAAGAAACAATCATCCCTTATCTTAGAAAGGTTGAATCAGACATAAATGAGTGGTTAGTGCCTCAGTACGACCAAGATATAACTTTTGAGTACGATATAGACTCAATACCCGCTCTCTCAGAGAGAAGGCGAGTAATCTACGCGAATGTAATTGGCGCTGTTGAGAAGGGCATAATGACCCGTAATGAGGCTAGGGAAATGGTTGGCCTAAGCCCTGTTGATGGGGCTGATGATTTGTTGGTTCCTGCCAACTTGTTTGCGCTTAATGATGCTCCTGTAGAGCCTGCCAAAGACCCATTACTACAGGAAGATATTGATCTATACGATGATAGGGGTAGCGATACCAAAGCAGAAGATGTTACTAATTTTCCCACTCAGGGAGAGAACAAGAAAATCAGCCTTAAAAATAGTCAATATCCGCAGTTTAGCTTTCAGTTTGCCAAAGCATTATATGATGATAAATCAACCGTAGGCCGCAAAATATGGGGCGCGGGGGGAAATATACGGGGCAACGGAGCTTTCCAAAACTGGGAGAAAGCACGAGGAGGCTCAACAAGCACAGCAATACTTGATTGGATAAAAGAGAGAGAGGCTTGGTGCGCTAGACATACCGTGGTGGATGGCAACCAGTTCGTTGGCGGCAAAACTGAGCCGACAGTATCTAGCATAGCGGGCGTAGTTGCTCTTATTAAGTGGGG